TGTTTTACCGTTGCCAGATTGACCAGTGATAAAGATAGGAAAGAATTGTTTGCTGTTTACGATAGCCAGCAAATCTTCATAGTTGCCAAAGGGCACATAATTTTTGTACACTTCTGGAATTAGATTACCAGTCTCAAGGTCGGTAGATACATTAGCGATTCGGTTTTGTGCAACAGGTGCAGTTTCGGTTTTCTTCATGGGTAATACTTGGGCAGATAAATCAACTGTGGAAACATTAGCAGTTGGTAGTTTATATACGCCACGGGCTTGGCGATATTCTGGGTCTTTCAGAAACCATTGAGGAAAACCCAATGCATTTTCTTTACAAATATCTTTCACTTCCTGTCGGGAAAAAGTTTTCTTACCTGTAGCCAGGGCTAAGGAAATAAACTTCTCACGGGCTGAGGCATCTACTGTACGCATAATATAAACTCCATTTCAATCAATCAATACAATAATTATAACAGGGAAACACCACCTTGTCAATAGGTGGTGTTGTAAAAATGTCACAAAGCAATCTCGCCAATGAAACGATTTACCAAAACACGGCTTACTTGTTTCTTCTTATTCATTTTCATAAATGCATTCTTTAGTTTACCAGCAGTAACTGCACCATCAACATGTAAACTTTCGTTTTCAATGTCAAGGTCATCGCCGCCAGGAATAATAAAGAATTTATTGTACCCAGAATTTTTAGATTCTAGGAATCTTTCGACTTTGATGATTTGTGCAAGTTGTTTAGTCGCTTCTTTTCTTTGATAGAAAGAATCATTAGAGTGACCCTCATAAACTTGGCGCAACGATTCACCTTTTTCGTTGATGTAACGGCGCTCAATGCCAGCACGGAGACCAGCACCAGTTCCAGCAATGAAGAAACCGATAATCTTAGAACCTGTAGTTTTGCGATACCAATTGAAAACTGATTTACGCACAGGACATTCATCATCATCAACCATCAATTCTTCAAATTTATTTTTCGTATCACGCAAAACAAGATTGTACTGGCCGTGACCGATACCTACCGTGCTAGAGTAAGATTGACCTTTGTAATCTACACGCTCACCAATTATGGCGGTAATTCTGTCTGCATCACCATCGTGCATGATAACCGTGTTCACAATATCAAGATTGTTCACCTTGCGGAATTGCTCAACAAGCGGCTTCAAGGCAATCATTGCTTCGGTCATAGGAGTATTTGACAAATTCTCAGTCTTAGGTGTTGAAAATTTACGATTGCCACGATAACTATAACTACCAGACAAAGCCATGATATTTTTAGAGCACCGGGTAAATTCACTTGCACTCATTTTTGAATTCAAGTACTCACGCAAGAAAACATCTGAGCCACTTAATTCGTGGAGGTTTTTGGTGAATGAACGATTATTTTCACGGCCGTGGTCAAGTTGAAAAGCACCGGTATCATTGCCAAAACCATAAACAACAAAAGGAATATTCACTTTGCGGCAGAACATTGCGAGAACCAAAATTTGTTCCCATGATGATTCCATATTGTTTTGCATTGAACCCGAACGGTCAAGCAACAAAACTAAACCATGCGATTTGCCTTTTGGTACAAAGGTTGCTTTGCGGAAAATATTGTCATCAACTTGGTATTTGTAGATGCGGTTAACATCAATATCACCAGTCTCAGAAATTTTCTGTTTGGAATATTTTGATGCGGCTTTACGCATTTCAAATTCTTTCGCAAGCAGAGAAATGTAACGGTCATTCCGATTTTTGAATTCACGGAGCAAAACATTCTGAGTATCTTTATATGAATCAAACCGGTCAGCCCAATACATTTCCATCAATTCATGTACCCGTTTGTATGGAGTAAGAATTTCTGAATAGATAGGAGTTGGCAAATTCACATACAAATATTCTTTGCATGATTTGTCCAACAATTGACCTTCGTTTTCACGGTACTTTTCATCAGTTTCGCAAACTGGTTCAAAATCTTCATCTTCACTGGTACTATTGTGTGATTCTTTATCACGTTCAATTGTATTGCTTTTCTCTGGTTGTTCTTCTGATTTTTCTTCCGAATCAGAATCTGATTCACCTTTGGATTCTGATTCATCTTCACCATCGGATGATTCTTTTTCAGTTTTGCCAGCTTGAGGTTGGCCATCTTCCTGATTTTCTTCTTCATCATTGGAAGAATCATCATTGCTGTCCATGTCCGTTTCATAATCACCATCTTCATCATCATAGAATGAATTCAGTTGGCGAATTTTTTCTTGTTGCAATTCTTTTTGTTCGGTTTTTGAATAGTCAAAAATTGCTTCGGTAATACGGACAACATCTTCCCACGTTTCGCACGATTCAACATCGGCTAACATTTTGGTTTCTTCATTGTTGAATTGAATACCCAGTGCAACACCGCCTTTAGTGTAAAGGTTCAAGCGGTCAATGAAAGGTAAAGCATTAACATTACGGTGCTTGATACCGAAAAAATCTTTTTCTAATAGTTGACCGTATGCTTTGACAAACGATTGACGTAAGCCAGGGAAACGGCGTTTGACTTTTTTCTCAATGCGGGCATCTTCAACCACATTCAGGAAGTTTTTGAAACTCTTATCGAATTTGCCAGTGCCCATAACTGCATTGTGCCAACCTTCTTCTGGCGTTTCCAATGCGTGACCAACTTCATGCCCGGTCAGCAAATCATACATTTCGCCAGACATATCTTTCCAAACTGGAAGGGTAAGAACACGGTCTTTAAGATTAAAAGAAGCCGTAGATACTTTGCGGTGCTCAACAGTGAGGTTTTCGGTAGCCATCAACTTGGCTAATTGGGACTTAGATTCTTGCGTAAACTGCATGGACATTCCTTAACAACATACAAGTATTCTATCACAACCACACGAATTGTCAAGTACTACTAAAGTACTAGTTGTTTTTTTACAACATCAAGGTTTATAGAAGACAAAAATTGGTTCGTATTTGAGCCACATTCCATTCACCTTGCAGAAATTCTTTGCTTTAGGTAATCCAGTTTCTGTATCAACTCTATTGCCGCCAGGCATTTGTGCAAGAGACATTTTCAATTTGCCTTCGTAACGCATACCAAGACTAGTAAGAATATCCATTGAGTCTTGTTCTAGTGGCAACATGTCTCCACCAAAGACAGCATCAGCAATGTTCCACAGAAGGTATCTATCATTCGCCAAATACTCAACACAAGTTTCTAGTGTCTGTCTCAAGAAACCTTCACGCCAAGAATCGTACTGAGAAAACTTCTTGTATGACTGTTCAGCATCTTCCGAGTATGCTTCTTTAGCAAAGTATGGTGGTGAAGTAAAAACTAAATCTAACTTACCTTTGTACTTTTGAAATTCTGGGTCTTTGTGAATTTCTTCTGAGCCATGTTGAAAAATTTGATACGAATGCACTTTGGGGAACAAAGTAGCAACTGCTCTTGTCGTTTTTGTATTGAAGAAATCTGCGACCTCATGGTACTTAGTTCTACCTGGGCTTGTATTGTGATCCGTATTTGGATCAGTACCGATGTAATGAATGTTTCTTTCATCATCAACAGTCAATGCACCAAGCAAACGACCACCCCATCCAGAAGATGGATCATAGATGTTAATTTGTTCTTGATTCTTAATTTTGTCGGTGTATCTCTCATACAAATATTTTGCAGTCAATGGAGGAAAGTTAACTGCATACTGACAGAAAGAAACACGGAATGCTTTTAGACCACCAGGGAACAATCGGTGACCTTTTTTGTACAAACGAATTCTGAAATTGCCTGTATCTTTATGTTCAGCATTTGTTAGACAATGTGCAGGGATATTCAAAGAAGAAATGTCATCACTACTCAAGGTTAGATAAGTGTTGTTTTGAATATCACTATTGTATCCAGTGTAATCGGATGTCAACTCTTTAGCTTCAATCCAATAATCATGGGTGTCATATGTTCTTGCGTTTTCTTCAAACCATTTAACAAACTCAAGACCAGATTCAGCAACGTAAACATGCGAACCAATTTCATCAATCTTTTGACCAGCTTTGATTTGTTGTGAGTAATGATAGAACGAATCTCTTTTGAAATGTCTGCTTGCATAAGTTACGAATGTGTCAATCAATTCATCTTTTGCAAAGTAATCATAAATCGACTTACCTTTTTCAACATCTTTTGTGTAGTTGATTCGTGTCTTCATCATGGTCGGGAACCATTGATTGATTGCATTACCCATGTTGTTTGTGTTGCGAACAACATCTTTGGTGCCTTCATATTCATCTTCTACGAGGAATTGATGAACAGGAAAAGAAGTCATTTGATTGAATTGATTTATGATTTCATCTTCATCATACCCAACTCTTGGTGGGTTACCTTTTTCATCCCAAAGATAAACAACCTTAGCCCTCATGTCAATAACCCATTGACGAAATTCATCCTTACTCATAGCAAGAATTTCTTCGAATTTTTTATTTACATCGGACTCAATGAGTTCACGATTCTTTTCATAAAAGTATTTCATTTATTTTTATTTCGTTTATACACTACACCTGGAATTGTTCCATCGGACCAACTGGTATCACTAACTTTCAACATACCATTTTTTTCATAGAATGCTCTTGCTCTAGGATTTTCTGCTCTCACAGTAAGCCAAACATCAGTATTCATTTCTTCAAAAAACTTATTTAGGATTTTAGATGCGTTACCTGAACCTTGTGTTGCAGTTACAATCTGCCCAATTTGAGCATCACCTTTTTGCGCTTCTACAGTACCAATCTTTTGTTTTCGTTTGTATACAGCAAACACTATTACAACACCATCTTCTAAAATGACATTCCCTGCATCAATTTTTCGTTTCAAGTAATCTTGGCGAATGTGCGGGAAGTAAGTTTTTTTAAATGGCGCAAAGATAGATTCTATCACACTTAAGTCTTCAAGTCTGGCAATATTCATTGTAGTATTAAATCTCTCATAGTTTGATTAGAGTAACAATCGGCAACTAAATGAAGTCTATCTTCACTCCAAGCATTGTGTACCTCATGCGGTCGTGTCACATCTGCGTAGTAGTAGTTGCCAACTTCAAGGTAGAAATCTTTCTTTTCTTTGCCTTCATACAAAGAGAAAACTACAGCTGGATCAGTTTTGATTGGCACATGAATTCTGATAATTTCACCATCTTCAAACCCAATCGACTTGTCAATCTTATCTGAATGTTTTTCAATCTTTGTTCCAGATTTCAAACGCATGATTCGTACACGCTGAAACTCAGCGGGAATCTGTGACATGATTTCATTTAACGGTTGCATCTCCGAAACAAATCTTAATGTAGTATCTTGCAATTCACCCATCTCAGAAGATGTTTTTAAGACACCAGGCTTCAAAATGTTTTCAGGATCTTTACTGTAGCCTCGCAAAGAAATTGCTTCCCAATTACCATCATTGTATTTTGTTTTAACAAGCGAGAGTGTCATACCCTCAATGCATTTGACAGCAACAGATAAGTCCTTATTGTATTTAGGAATATTTAAATGTTTGAGTACAGGTCTTTTCATTTTGAATGCCTCACAATTTTCTTAATTAACTTAGTTTGACGTTTTCTTGCCATCTGCATAGCAAGAGGTTTAACTTTCTCAATGAACACTTTGCCATCAAGATGTTCTAGTTCATGCTGAAAGCATTGTGCTGTTATACCACGCAACCACAATTCTTTTGGTTGTGAATATTCATCATAGTAATTTACAAGAACACCTTCATATCTAGGTACACCAACAAACAATGCTGGATACGACAAGCAACCTTCACGCATTAGTTTTGGATCACCATCAACATCAATGATTTTTGGATTGACGCAAACCATTTGAAATTGGTCTGTACCAATCACAAACATTCTGAATTTAAATCCACACTGATTGGCTGACAGTCCAACACCATTATAGGTATGCATTGTCAACTTCAATTGTTTGATAAATTTTTGAATCTCTGGTTGCATAATTTGAGACATATCAAATTCTTCAACTGGTGTTCTTAGTAACGGATTACCTTCTGTCAGAATAGGTAACGGTAGAATTTTTTCTTCTACGACTTTGGTTGGAGATTTAGACTCCGTATTAATAACTAAAATATCATCATCATTCATTTTACTATCCTTGAAAAATTATTTACCTTCTCAAACCGAATTAAGTTTCGGAACTTATCTTGCAGTATGTCACCCTTGTGTGATATCACAAACAGATTAACATCTTCAAGCATCTGTAGAATTGTCATCAAGTACTCGGTTCCATTATTATCTAGGCTACTATCAAACACTTCATCTAGAATCAACAAATTGGTATTCGTAGAATTCTTAAGTTTTGCTACCGCTCTCCATGTCAACATAAGTGCCATATCAATTCTCTGTTTCTCGCCTTCACTAAACGATGCATAACTGAATTCATCACGATGGCGTGACTTGATTGTTTCTTTGAACGATTCATCAAGATTAAAATTCACAAAGAAATCCAGCGATGCTAGATACTTATTTACCATCTTGTTTATGATAGGCAAATATTGCTTAATGATTTTTGTTTTGATTCCAGTATCTTTTAACAACAGAGAGGCAGCTTCAAGATATGTCTTTTCTTCTATTAACGATTTCTTTTTGGATTCTAACTCTGCTAATTGTGTTTGCAATGCGAGAAGTTTATTGGTCTCCGAGGACAAGTTTTCCTTGGATGATGACAATACTCCTATCTCTTTCTGCAATTTTCCTATGTACTTATTCAATTCAATGATGGTTGAATTGTTGGATGCAACAGCAACCCATTTGACTTGAATAGCATTAGAAATTTTTGTAATATCATTTAGCCGATTTTGTTGTACTAGAATGTCAGATTCAAGTTTTGTCAAACCGTGAGTACACTTCTCAACTTTATCATTCAAATCTGTTATTTGTTTTTCTTTAAATTCCAACTGTATGCTTTGGCGACAAGTTGGGCAATCATCATTATTTAGGAAAAAGTTTACATCTTTACGATACTTTGACAAGTTGGTTTCAATC